AGCATTATTATGCACGCGTCCGGTTATCGGCCCTAGCCACTGCGTCGCTGCAGCCCCCGACGTAATATCCGCGCCGGAATGCACATGAGACGCAGCAGCAGCCGACAACGCAGCACGCCCACCAGCCGCATCCACTACTTCGAGCAACGAACGCCCGAACGCGGTAGTTGACAGCGCCGCAATAGCAGTCAAATCCGAGTCCAGTGGTTGCTTAGCTGCCATGTCTGCCACAAGCCCTGTCACATCGCTTTGTCCGTGAGTGTGAGCCAGCGGCGTGCGGGCATCGGTGAGACGCGCATCAGTGTCTCCCACGATTCCGCCATGCGCAGTTGTCGTGAGCGACTCATGCGTGGACAGATCACCAGCCACGGTACTTGCTGCACCGGCAGGATCGGCTCCCACGTCGGCAGCGCTAGGCATCGCATGGACATGATCGCCACGAGATGACTGATTAGAAACTCCGGCAGCCGGAATCCCTAACGGTTCCGGGACCCCGTTGAAAAGATCCGGCCAAATGATGACGGTAGACATGACAGCTAGCGCTACAGCGCCACAAGCAGCCGTAGGAGGAGCCACGGTCGTCAAACCGAAATAGAAATGATCTCCCGCAGCGATGGAAGCGTTAGCCGGAAGATACGACTGGCTGTACGGATCTCCAGTAGTGGCAGGGGTAGCCCCAGCTAGCCAAGTGTTAGCCGGTGCCGCGAGCGTTGAGCCGGACAGCACAAACGACGCGGCCTCAGCACCCAATGTTAGATCGCCCAGCCGACCGTTACCGAGCACAGGAAACAGCCAGTAAACATACTGCTGTGCTCCACCGGCACAGTCAGAACCTAGAACCTTTGTCCAAGTTTCGACTGCGAACCTAGTCGTCACTTTGCCTTCAGCGTAGACAGCACCTACCGGATCGACGCCAGAGAGAACCTGCCGTGCATCCGACACGATATCCAGTGTGGCGATATCGACTTTGTTAGCGGTGATCGTGATGTTAGCTCCAAGGAACGTAGGGTCATCGACCTCGTTCGCTATCAGGTCTCCCCAAGCGTTCATGATCCGAGCCGGTGACCCGTCCTCATACTGAGGAGACACGTCAATCGAAATGTAGCCGTTCGTGACGACGGTAGTGTCAGGACCTACGACAGGAGCACCGCACGCGTCTAGCCGTGTCAACCGTGCCACTTTTGATTTGATTGTGCCGAAGCATTGTGCAGCCATTACTGGTCCTCTGTTTCTGAGTCAACGGTTGGTGGAAGATCTTGGACAGGTTCAGCGACGTCAGCGACGTCTGCCGGTTTCTGGCGTCTCCGACGACGAGACACCGGTGCAGGCACCTCCACGGGGGTCTGCCGGTTGCTGCGACGCAGCGCAGCGTTAGCACCCAACTCAGCGGGAGTAGGAGTCATGGGGTCACATCCAATATGTAGTCAGCGATAACAGTCACGGTACGTTCCGCCACAAACCACAAGGTGTTGTCAGACCGGTCCAAGGTGACAGGTTCTCCAAACTGGACGACCTCAGATCTGCGAACAGTCACGGCACCGGTAAACATGAGAGACAACGCCGTGGAGGTGTCTGCGAGATACGGGTTCACTGTGACCTTATGGCCGGTAAGCGTCACCCATCCGCCGTTTTGAAAGATGATTGCTCCTGCAGCGCTAAGAACCGCCAACGCACGAGGAGTCATGTAAACAACACCGACACCACCGTATTCACCAGCGACCGTAGTTTCATGAGCACCGAACGCAGCGACAGTCGCCTGCTCCGTCGTACCGGCACCGTAAGGCACCGTCACCGTAGACCAAGGGAACACGTTCGCTTCACCGTTATCTGACGTACCTGTGGCTATGTAATGCTCCAGACCTCGTTCTTCTCCGTTGAGCAGAGCTGTCAACGCAGCCGCTTTACCGACACCGACGCCTACCGGCCCGCACTCCCAACCCGCATACAAAGTGACAGGATCTGCCGTAACAGCCTCTGTAGGCCGCTCAAACGCCTTCACACGGTCCGTGGCTACCGTACAGCCATCGACCAGCGTAGAGGCTCTACGGTAAGAATCTGGCGTTACCTCAGCACCGTTACGTTCCGACGGATCCGTGACGTCCACCACCGTCGCCACCGTAAACAAACCGAACGGTGCCGTGCGATAGGCAGGAGCAGGGACCCGAACTCTAGGCGCATACGATGCAGTCGCTGTGAATGCCATGGGAACTCCTTCCTGAGCTAGCCGTCGTAATGGTCTGGCTGCGACATGGCGAACACAACCAGACCATTACTGCCGGATTAGTAGCCGATTGACGCAGCTTCAGTGTTAGTTACGCCACCGTGAGTGGACCCTGTAGGCAGAGCCGGGACAGTAACAACACGAGACTCATGACCGACACGAATGGTGAGCCAGCCCTCCTCCGTGAACGCTGCAGTGTGATCGTTGACTGCGATCTGAGCAGAATCCCGGGTGACACCCAACTCCAAAGATGGGCCACGACCGTTGACGAACGTACCAGCCGGGTAGACCAAGAAACTGACAGTAGCGGGATAAGCCTCACGGTATCCGTCAGGGCTTCCAGCAACGTTCGGTGGAGTCTGGAGAGACTGCCAGTCATAAACAAACTGGACCATGGCGCCACGGACAGCGAACCAGTCAACGATCATCTCGTCGGTGACAGCCAACAGATCCACGCCTAGACGCTTAGCCAGATCGGAACGAACAAGCGGACGAACCCAACGAGGGAACACCACTTCCAGCACCGAGGTAGTCGCCATACGGTACTTGTCTTGCATGTCAGCGATCTGCAACTCCACAGCACCAAGCACGTTCGCAGTGGCACCGAATGTGGATGCACCCATCGTGACAGCTTGAGATGCTGCCACGGCGGCAGCGATCCGACGACCGTTCATCGAATGGATATGACCGGCCAACACCAAATCCAAGAACCTGCGAGTGTTAGACGGGAACGCTAGGTCCGCTAGGTTGCCGTTGGAGACGCAGAGACCGTGCATGGCGAGTCGTTCCTCATCCCAAGTCGGGCAAGGAATCCGCACACAAGGCTTCGTGACGTCATCTACTCCACCGTCGTTACCGGCAGCGGCAATGTCGTTCGCTTCGGTCCAAAGCCAGTTAGCGTTCGTGCCGAGCACATCAGCAATAGACGGGCCACCATCTTCCAAGAACTCCAGCCCGCCACCCTCAACAGCGACCTCAGGAGCATCCCAAAGACCGTCAGTGGCTTCCACCGAAAAGAAATCACGACGGATAGACGACGGTGCACACCAGCCACCAGCAGCGACAAGAGACTGAGGCTCAGTAACCGACGCCAGCAGAGCCTGAACCTCAGTAGGCTTCATCCCAGCAGTGATGGTTTCTTGTGCAGGGACAGCAATGGAAGCTACGGGGGCACGATGCCCGTCACCGAGATGACGTGCACGAGCGTGCATCGAACGAGCTACGTCGTCAAGGCTTCCAAACTGAGAGCCGGGGGTGCGTCCGGGAAGATCCGCTGCAGCCGTGATCGTGATAGAGCTAGCAGCAGCAGGTTCGTTATCGCGTGGTTGGGCCGAACGGATCGCAGCCATCGGGACACGAATCCGAGAGGGGCGTACTGCAGCGGCAGTCACGACCTCCGGCTCAACAGCCTCAACAACCTCAGCCGGTTCCACAGCCAGTTCCACGGTCTGCTCAACGTCTGCAGCTAGTTCTTCTACCTGCACAACCTCAGCCTCAGGCTCAGGATCTACAACAGGATGAACACGGGCAGCCAGTTCCTCCGCTGCAGCAGCAGCCTCAGTAGCAGCAGCGACACGACCGGCAGCCTCCGCCCGGATCGCTTCGATCGCTGATGCTAGATCTGACAGAGTTTGAAGCGCTTCCGTATCTAGCGGCGATGCCCGGACAGCATCGAATGCTGCGACGGCTTCCGCCTCCAGATCGTACAGGGCGCCACCGACAAGGTTTCCTGCGTCATCGAACTCTGCGTCAAGCGCAGACAGGTCCTCAGGCAACACGAACTCAACGGTTTCAGTGTTGTTAGCGAACTCTACAAGACGGATGCTGCGAGCATTCATGGGTCAATCTCCAAGATCACGGGGTAACGGGAAGAAACTAGGGAGGATCACAACCAGATCCTCAGCTTTGCCGGTGCCCGGACCTTGCCGAGAACGTGCCTGCAGTATTCACTGCAGGTTGATGACAGTCACTCTAAACATATCGTTGAGAGTCTGTCAAGCATTAGTAGCGGGTACGTACGACAGCGCCACGCCCGGCAGCACGCTTAGCTCGCAGAGCTTCCATTAGTGTGCTGTGGGTAGTCACAGCACCAGAGGCAGTCACGACCTCATAGGTTTCCGTTGACCGTGCAGCAGCCGTAGATCTACTAGCAGCCGCTTTCGCTGCAGCCGCTTTCGCAGCGCAAGGCTTGCACGCAAACTGGCCGACATGGATACGACCAGCTAACTGTGCAGCACGAGACTCGTAATCTCTGCCAACACGAACCGCTAAATGATCTGCGATCACCTCCACCGGAGACCGCCCAGCAGCACTAGTCACTCCTGCAGCCACCAGCGAAACCTGTTCCCCATCGGTCACACTCAACCGGGTACGAGGAACCGGGAACCCGGGAACGTTCACTGCGAGCACACCGATCAGTCGCAGGTCTCCAGCGATCCTTCGCCAGTCCCCAGAAACTTTCGCTGCCCTCAACGACCGTACAGTTTCGGGAGTGCAGGCCGGATCTAGTGCGCCAGCCATCCAGATACCCGTCAAATCAGCGCCTACAGCGACGTGAGCGACCGCTGTACCGGTATGGTCATAATGCGACACGGCAGCGGTAGGAGACAGCGTGCCGTCAGCGTGACCGGTTCCCAACGTAATAGACCCGACAGCGACACGGGAACCGTCACCGCAGACAAGTTCTCCGGTAGCGAAATATGGCATCGACTCCTCAAACGGTGGAGTAACACAGGCCCCTTGAAATCCGGTGTGGCAGGTTCCCCAAACAGCGAGATGGCCGAACACTTGACCGTCATCCGTAACCGTCAAAGGGGTCGGCCCGTCCAACATCGGGTCCGTGAACCATTCCACTGGTGGAGCTACAGGGATAGCCGCAGCTGTCAACACGTCACGATCGTCTACTGCAGGATCTACTGCCAACGGTTCAATGAACGCTTCAGGGAACGCAGGGAATGCCACTACCGTCGCACCCATAATCCGTGCCGACGTAAACCTTGCAAGATCTGGTTCGGTCTGGTGTTCTCTGTCGTCGGACCAGTCCACCTCTATATCGGTGTCGTCCATATCGACAGAGATACCGGCCCTGCCTACCCCGTTCAGGTAGTCGATGAACCTGTCCCCGTCCTCCACCGTCGCAGTCAGGAAATGGCCCCAGCCGTGGACCTCGTCACCGACACGTTCCCAACGAGTCATCGCAGCAACTTCCACCGAATGAGCGTGGCCGCCGTTCTCTGGTGTTTCGGTCTGCCACATAATCGGTAACGGCAGGTCTCTGAACGAGAGTGCAGCCCGTTCAATCAGTCTACCGTCACCGGTCTGGACGCCTTCGACTGCTAGCAGAGCGTGCCACTGTTCCATCGGTGCATCAGGGATAGCTTCACCGTCGCTATCAGCCACGGATTCACTACTAGACGCTGCCGTAACCGCCTCAGGCACAGACGCTGTAGCTATGTGCTGGACAGTCCAAGCCGACGCTATAGCGGCACCGTAAGATCCTGCAGCCTCAAACACGACTCCACCGTCACCATCTACCGGGGTCCGATGGTCAGCGGCACCAGACCAGATAGCAGCAGGGATAACCGAGAACGCAGCACAGCGAGCGGTGCCGTCCTCGTTTGATCCTTGGAGGTGTACGCAGCCATGACACAGCGACAAAGATTCCATACCTGCGAATCATACCGTGGTAAGGCAAGTCAAGCTATGACTTGCCCGCCCTGCCTTCTAGCTGTCTCAGTAAGAACCTCCGCCAACTCGTTCACTGAACCAGTCTCAAACGGTCCATCGACAGCTACTGCACCCCAAGACGTTGTGAACCAGTCCGTCCAGAACCCGTCAGCAGACCAGTCCTCCTCGTTGTCAGCGTGGAGCATCTGAGCGTCAATGATCCGCATCGCCCAGCCTTTGCACCACTGGTAACCGTCCTCAGTAGGAGCTGCTGTTACACCGACAGAACCAGACGAATCCAACGCCTGCCACATCGCACCTAACACGACCCCTAAATATGTCCACGTGAAATATTTGATGGGTTTATTGGTCCACTGCCGAGGAAAGAACCCCTGCAGCACTTCTACTTCAGGCCAGTCCTGTGACTGTGGCCCGCCTTCTGACTCTGGTTCCATGCCAGTCATTCTAGTACTCCAGCAGCGTCCCGGACTTGAGTGCCCATTCCTCAGTAACCACCTCAATGTCGAAATGCCATTGCCCTTCCCGCCGTTCCACACTGTGAATAAAGAAATATTGGTCACGGCCCAACATAACTTCCCGTTCCCGTGGCACCATCGAGATATCTGCGACATACCGGGTAGGAGTCCCTTCACGGACACGAATCTTCAGGATATGTGGCTTGCCCTCAAACGCCGGTGGCTGATTCTTAGCGGACAGCGACGTGGACGAGAACGCCCGCTGCTTTACCGTCGCCCCAATAGCAGACACCGGGTTCCACCGCATCTCCTCCGGTAACCATTCTTCGCCTGTGCCACGGTTGACGATCATCGGTTCATGTAGCGGCACCATTCCCTTGTCAATGTCTAATGCGATGCTGTCCACCTTCTTGTTTCGTAGGCCACCGTTGATCCAACGGTAAGCGCTACCGGTGTAGGTGCGGACCGCTTCATACACCACCTCAGACTCGAAATCTTCGACTGACTTCGCGTAGATTGTCTGGTCAGGAACCCAGTTCTCAATATCGTCCCACGTGTCGAACTCGTGTGCTCCACCCATACCGCCCGGACCGCCATCAGCCCGAGACTTACCGACCTCCACCGGTTTCGGTAGATGCTTAGCACGTTCCGTTTCCAGTCTCCGATAGAAGTCCTCCACGTCTCGCCTAAGCGCCAATCTTCTAGCGTTCGCAGCATCCAGAAAACCGTCAATATCTCCGCCAGCTAGAAACCCTCGCCGTTCCGCATGGACAGCGTAACCCCGCAGAATCTCACGGTACTCGTCGTCAGGGATAGCTAGCAGCTTGTCGATGACGTCACGTACCCCATCGGTTCCTGCACTATCCCAGCTATGAATCGGGACCTGTCTACCGTCAGCGAAATCCCCAAATAGTTCGTTGTATACCGATCCCCGGCCACGGTTCCAGTTCGGGTTGTAGTCCCAATCCAACCGGTCCCTACCGAAGAACTTGAACCCTTGCCCTTTGTCGATAGCAATGATCTGACCTTTGACGGAACCGCCAGCAGATTCTGCTAGCCGAATGAACTGGCCGGTGTGGGTGTCATAGTTGGAGACAAGCCAATCAAACACGTGATGGCGTTGCAGTTCCACCGCATCCAACGCGTCAATCTTGGATGTGTCAAGAACGTCGCCACGGAACTTTATGCGCCGGGTTTCTTTCGTTCCGAACATGGACTGCAACGACCCGACTTGACCGTCAATCTCTAACGTGAACACTTCCGGGGCATCGAAACCAGCCAAAGTTTGGAGCCGTGCAGTAGCCACATCCAGCTCAGCACCGAACCTGTCCTGAGGTTTCCACAGCCACAGGCCACCGTCAGGATCGGTGAATACTTCTTTCGGATGGGCGCCACCTAACCCCATGCCCTCCGCCGTGTCCAACCGTAGATCGGCAATGTCGAACGGTAACTGGTCACTGGTACCTGACAGGACCTGCCTGCCGGGAGGGATCGGTGGTGCTGCTGGTTCGTCAGGGTCTACCCAACCGTCAGGGACCTCAAATAGTGGGAGGAGTGTGCAGCGACAGTTCACGACCTCTGCTGCCGGTCCGTTGCGGTCGCCCGGATGCTGCAACGGAACCCCAGCCACCATGAACGGCATCTCAAACCTGCGGATCTGTCCGTCAGCCAACCAATGCGAATCACGGGTGCGAGGGTCTTTCGCAGCTAACCATTCTTTCCACTTCGGGCCATCGTCCCCAAGCGCCTCTACCCCAGCCGCTGCCCCATAGTTGTACGCCGCTGTGGCTTCGGTTCTAGCGACACGACGTGCACGCATCTCTGTCGTCACCATCGCCCGCTGTACCGCTAGCGACCGTGCATCTAGGTCTCCTCCGTCACCGATCCCGGCAGCTAGGAGATCCCGGACCTCAACAAATATTTGATCCGATACGTCATCCATACGGTTGACGGCAGCACCCATCGCTTCCATCCCACGAACGTTCACGACCTCCGGCACAATGGCGTCTGCCCGGTTCGCCATAATGTTCTCGCCTTTATCTGTGGCGATATGAGCGGTGAGTGCCCCCGTGGAGAACATGCCCGGATAATATTTTGCTGCGATCTCTCCGTTGACGTCCCGGAGCTGTGACGTGATCCCAGCCAACGCAGACAAGTCAACTGGATGCTCCACCGGTGCAGCCGACAGAGTGTTGATGCCGGTAGCAGTGATAGCCGCTTTGACGATCCTGCGCCATGCTTTGACTAGCGCTATCTCAAACGGTTCCGTAACGTCATCGAATATGACTGTCAGGTCGCGCCGCAGCAGGTCCCTGTCAGGTCCTTGCGCCTGTCCAGCCATCATTACGCCTTAGTAACGGCACCTAAGAATAGAGCCAGCCGGTCATAGGAATGTGGGACACGATCCGTGACTAGGTGGCTTGTGTAGGCGGTGAGAGCGGAACGGTAAGCCGTGACGTCTACTCCGTAGCGTTCAGCAATCAGATCTGCCCTCGCCCATGCCCCGTCAAGCACGCCGTCCAGCCAGTCATCGTTACCTTCCGAAACCGATAGGTGAACAGCATCGGGTGCGATCCCTGACAGGTCGGTGCCGTGTTTCCGTGCCGCATTCACGATTCTCCGCCCAGCCACCTCTAATGCTCTAGTCACGATCCCGTCACCGGCAGCCACTAACCCTTCCTGAGTGGCTGTCCAGTTGTCTCCGGGCGAAATAGGCCGCTCTGGTGGCCCTACAACATGAGCCGGTGCCGTGTCCGATGGTTCTGACTGTTGAACAGAAACTCCCGACGGTAGATCAGTACCAGCCCCGTTTTCCACTGTAATGCCGAGCATGGGGGCCACGGTCGGAAACAACGCAGGTGATGCCTTCAGTAGATCTAGCAGCAACGATTCTTGACGTTCCTCCTCCGTTGGAGCGTCCGCCTCATCGAAACCGGCTTCACGACGCAACGACCGCAACGAGAGACCGCCACGATCATAAACATCGTTCGCCGCCCCGGACCTGTCCGGAGCCACCGACAGTTCACTGGTGTCATACCAAACAATATGGTCTGCAGGGAGACCCAACGCCGCCAACGCTGGATGTAAGAACCCGACAGTCAACGAATGACACAACGCCTCCAACGTTGGTTCGATATGCAGTTTCTGGGCTGAGTCTTGGATCTGCCATGCCGTCCAATGGTTGGAGTCAGCGAGACCCAACACAACCTCAGCCGGTAGATCCACAGCGGTAGCGAACCTGCGAATGGCTTCCTGACGGAGACCCTCAGACCTAGCAGCGTGCGGAGAATCGAACGTGAAATGCTGGAATGCTCCTACCTTGTCGGCGGGGACCCGCAGAATAATCGGTGACTGAGCAGCAGGAGACTCCGGATCGGAGATAGCTGCAGTGACGACGTCCGCATACATTGCCATCAACGGATCTACAGCGTCGGCGTAGGCCGGGGGCACCGGGAACGATACCTCAGCAGGGATAACCCACACTCCACGTCCTGCTAGCCGTGACGTAGTAGCCGACGCTACTTCCTGCGACAGCAATCGAAGTTCACGAAGAACACCTAGAGCGGAACGCATCGGTGAGTCAGGTTCCCAATGGCGACGAGGATGGGGACGCCAAAACCGGACTGCTACCGCATCCGGAGACAGAGTGCGGACGTCGTTGAGTTGTTCGCCTTCCCTGACCGTGTAGAGGTTTCCTTGGCGACTGGACGTCACTCCTAACTCGTCCACGGACACGACCCGCCACGCCGGACCCTCAACATCGGTGGAGTCTCGTGGTTCTCCGATCAGGTAGCCGACACCCGGAATCGCTAACTGTGGGCCTGCTGCTGCGAGGAGCTGCGATTGGCCGGTTACTCCACCGACCAGTCCTGCGACTAGATCTGCTGCAGCACCCGTTTCCGCCGGTTCAGGTTCTTGCCCAGCGATGCTGGGTATCGCTGCTGTTAGGCGGCATCGTGACAACGCGTTAGCCAAATACCTTGTGGCATAGCCGACTTCTGGAGTCCAGCCAGAATCCAGATACTGCCATGCCTCGTCTGCCCAGCTTGACGGAGTCGGCAACGGTCTCCGACCCACGTTCGGGTCAATGAGCGCTGCTGCAGCAATAAGCGAGTTATGACGTGGATGGTTTCTGCGTCGTCGGTCATCGGCCATTAGAGCAGCCTAGACTTCGCTGTCCAGCGTTGCCGCTGTTAGTCCGGTAATAGTGGAGGCTGTGAACGCTACAAGGACAGGGACCGGCACAGAAACGATCTGAGCTGTGACCGCTGTGACCGCCGTGCCGATGTAGATGCTTAGACACCACGGACAGTTCACGAGATAAGACCATGCACTATCTGGGCCAGTCCGGTCTTCGATCTTCCAGCGCAGCCAGTCGCTAGGCGGAAACGCATCTACTGCGAGGAGACGAGTCAACCGGAACGTGGCTGCAGCAATCAACAGGACCGTCAACACGACAGTCAGCATATCTCAAAACGGTAAGTGCCCGCAGCCGGGCCACCACCACAGTGAACCATCCAGCTACGGGCACGATCTTAGAGACCGTTAGATCAGGTTAGCCGATGCAGGCTTTCAGCTCCTCCGGGACTTCTAGCCCTACCTCCACGAACCGTGTGACTGCTTCGCTAGCTTCCATGGCTAGCCAGTAATCACGGGACCCTCTCAGCCGTGATTCATGTGTCGCTGTAAGTGCTGCTGTTCGTGCTGCACCGTAGTTCCGGTACCCGATGGTGATTTCGTTGCTTTGTTCGGTGAAGTTGCCTTCGCTGTCTATGGTGCGGATGATTACGCCTTCCGCTTCTGTTCCACGGTAGTCGATGCCGCCGATGCCGGGATGAGGTGTGGTAGCCATGTCGTTCACGCTACTTCTCCTAAGTGTGCGTTGAGCGGTAGTTCCGCTGCCATCATCCTGTCCGGGTCGATCCGGCCTTCCATTGCAGCGGAGATGATGGTGGCGGTGGTTTCGCCGTAGGAGCGGAACCATTTGATGGCTACCAGCCAAGAACCGGTTCCGTGTCCGGTTGTATTGCTGAGTAGCTGTGCTACGGCTTCAATGTTCTGGGTTGTGGTGGTGTTCTTCATACTTAGAACTTTACGCTACCCTCATAGCTGTGTCAAGTCCTCTAGCGAAGAAATCCTAGAAATCTTTTTCGGTCAAAACAGAGGAGGTGCCCGCCAGTAGCTCCAGCGGGCACCTCCTCCTCTGATTACAACGCTGCGAGCAGCGCCCGCATATCCTCAACCGTCTCAGGCGTCTTGGCATCCAGCCACATCGTGGCGAGACGCCACCCTGAGTCGTATGCGTGGCTAACGGTTCTGCCGCTCATTGGCTTGTTACTGTCTGCTGCTTTGACAAGCCTGCGGATCGCTGCGACGTCCCGCTCAAACGGTGCGAACTTGTTGCCGGTTGGGCCGTAGGCGGAGGTGTGGGCGGGGTAGGTTGGTGTTGTGGTGGTGTTCTTCATAGTTAGAACTTTACGCTACCTCCGTAGCCTTGTCAAGTCCTATTGCCAAGAAATCTTGGGAATCTTCTAAAACACGCCCCGACCAGCCCGAACACTCTGACCCGGCAACGAAATCGCTGCCACCGGAGCAGGAGGCATCAACACCGTTGCCGCCCACACCAAAGCATCCAACCGATCAGGAGACTTCTCACGACTGTCACCAGTCCACGTCGTCAACTGCTCCTCCAACAACGGGAACTCGCCGACGTGATGCCAACGGCCACGCTCATACTGAGTCGCCACAGGCTCAGCACGCACCCGTTTACCGTCCTTCGCTCGCACCTTCCTTACCGGCACATTCGGATCTACCGCGTGAATCGTGGCCCGCACCATGTCGCCTCCCTGATTCACCTCCGCCACAACCTCACGAGCTTTCGACCTGTAGAACTCGTTGACCACTACCTGCGCCCACTGCTCAGGAGTCGCAGCCTCCACCGTGGAATCTTTGAGGACGTAGCCGTGCAACCCGTCATCGTTCACTGGCACGTCCGACACTGCAGCCGTAATAATCCCGCACGCATCCCTCCCGACCTCTGCTGGAGGATCTACAGCCACAACCGTCGCACCCAGCACCGGGACCTCCTCTGCTGTGACACGATAGGTATGGAGCGTGATGGCCCGCCACAACGCGCCCTCAACGTCGTCCAGTAGGAGACCTTCGACTTCTTGCTGGCCTAGCCGGGTCCCGTCATAGGTGCGCATAATCGCGTCAATGAACGCTGGAGCCAGATTCACAGCGTTATCAAACAAGCGGCCACGGGTAATCTCTGTTGCCCCGTAACGTTCCGCCAGCAGATCCCTAATCAGTTTCACTGGCTTCGGAGTCGTTGTCACGAGACCCTGCGGCTGTAACCCGGGAGGGCACACAGACCGCAACGCCATATCCAGATTAGAAAACGCTGTCGCACCCTCAGCATCGGTCTTATGACGCCACGCAGCTAACTCGTCGCAGTGAGCCGTGTGAGCGTTCCGGCCACGGACACGATCCGGAATGTCAGCCGTATGAACCTCTATTTGCGACACGTGAGGACCGTCCACAGTAGGGATCGTCAACGATGCAGCCACCGACGTAGGAGCATGCTGAAACAAGTAGCCCTTCCGATCGCACACCGCCCGCAACCCAGACTCGCCGTCAATCTGCAACGACCGAACAGCCCCGAAAGTGGAGTTCATAAGCACCACCCGATGATCGTGATTAGCGGCAGCGAACTGTTCACACCGCTCCACCACCCACTCAGCGCCGGTCCGGTTCTTCCCCCAACCACGGCCAGTCACGACAACCCACCAACGCCACTCGCCTTCCGGTGCTACCTGCTCAGGACGGGCATACAACCGCCAGTCACGCCACAGCGCCTCAGACTCCTCCTCCGACAATCCAGACAGCCACTCCGATGCTTCCTGCTCCGGTAACCCTGCTAGCCGTTCCAGCAGCGACGCAGACACAGTTAGCCGTCACCTTGACTATCCAACCGATCACGAACCTCAGCCACCTTCGCAGCCAACTTCTCCACCGGAGACACCGCAACCTCAACCGGTCCACCATCGGCGCCAGTAACCTCCACCCGCTGCCTACCCCAACGATCAGGGAACCTGCGTTCAAGTCTCCACTGCAACGCAGCCAACGACGGGCCAGCAACATCGGTAGTGGTGCGGGTCTCAACGATCTGCCCGTTGGCGTCTTTGACTTCAACAGTTTTGGAGCTAACGGTGGTGCCTCCGGACGCTATTTGGCCGATGGCTAGGACGTCTTCGGCTTCTGCTTCGGCTTGTGCTTGGCGTACTGCGTGCGAGAACGCTAAACATTTTTGTTCGTGGTCTGTGGCGGGCGGTGTGCCGGTTTCTTCTAGGCGTGCTCCTATGCGGAGCCAGTCATAAACGGTTCTGGAGGGTCTGCCTGCTAGGGCTGAGGCGGCGTCGATGTAGTTGCCTGCACGGACGAACGTGACGATGGTGTCGTGGACTTCTTGTGTGAGTGTGCCGGGTCTGCCGTGGGTTGGGCGTCCTGTGGGTAGCGGGTTTTCTTTGCGTTTCGCCATTGGTGTGCTCTATTTGGTGACGAGGGTTAGGAACTCTGAGCGGACTTGTGGGTCGTCTCTGAAGGAGCCGT